TGGAAGAATCCGCAGCGTGCAGCGCGTGACGAGGCGTTCAAGGCTCTTGCGGAAATGCGCAATCCGCGCCGTCCCATCGGTCTCTGATGCGGTATCAACAATAGTTAGGAGAAAGTCATGCCAATTGGTGGTGGTATTCTCCCCGCATCGGGGAGCACGCAGTACACAGAACTGACCTACCTTACTCGTAGGGCGTTTATTCCAAAGCTGGTTGTCCAGATTTACAACAGCACTCCGCTCATGGCGGCGCTGATTGCAAATAGCCAACAGGCTACGGGCGGTGTTTCGTCCGTAACTGTGCCGGTGCAGGGCAGCCAGTTTATCAATGCTCAGTGGTCGGATTACTCTGGTTCGTTCACTCAGCCCGCGGTTCAGCAAGGCGCGTATAACGCCGAGTTTAACCTGAAGCTGATGATTGCTCCGGTGCCGTTCCTGGGTATGGAAGGCGCCGTGCAGCAGGATCACGCGGTTATTCCGCTGATTGAAGCCCGCATGAATGACGCGACCAACGTCATGATGGATGCGATGGCGACGGCGCTGTACAACAACACCACAAACACCCAGCAGTTTATTGGTCTGCCGGGCGCCGTGGATGACGGTACTACGCTGGGCACCTACGGCAACATTGCCCGCTCTACCACGGTCAATACCTGGTGGCGCTCCAAGGTGTACGCGGCTGGTTCGGTCAACCCGACCCGTCAGAACGTCCTTCAGTACATCAGCGGCACGGTTAAGAACGGCGCGGAAGTGCCAACCTTTGGCGTGTGCGGCTTTGGTACGTGGACTTTGCTGGCGCAGGACTACGTTGGTCAGGAGCAGTACGTTATCACGCCGGGTTCCGGCTTTGACGGCGATGCCAATGGCCCGCAGGCTGCGTTCCGTGCGCTGATGGTGGCGGGTGTGCCGATCTATCCCGATCCGTACTGCCCTGAAGGCACCATGTACTTCCTGAACACCAACTACCTGTCGTTGTACATCCACGATCAGGGTTCGTTTGTGTTTACGGGCTTTGAGTCCACCCTGCCTAACTGGCAGATTGGTTATGTCGGTGCCGTGCTCATGATTGCGGAGTTGGTGAATACCAAGCCTCGCGCCATGACCAAGGTTACTGGCTATAACAACCTAACCATCTAAGGAGGCAGAACAATGGCTCTCGGTCTAAATAAGATCATCATTGCGAACGCCTCGGCCAACACGCCGGGCGCGTATTTGCAGCCTGTGACTGTGGCTAACGTGGGGGCGGGTAACGCTACCGCGATGCTAAATTCGCAGTTTATCCCGGCTGGCACTTACCTGATGCTGCCCGCGGCCAACGTCACGATTGAGGTCAACAACTATACGGGTACGGCAAACAGCTTTACCACGCTGTTGGCTAACAACACGGGCGGTGTGCTGATTTCGGACGGCTTCAACGTGCGAGCCAACGCTGTTACGGGTACGCAAACCGTTACGCTGCTGACCGTTAACGGCGGCGCGAATGTGTCCAGCGGCTCCGGCACGGCTTGGTAAGGAGGGTTAACCATGGCTAATCCAGAATCAGTTGCCCAGAATACGCAAGATTTTTTTGGAAACTTCCGACTTGGCTTTGCGTCGGGTCAGTCGCTTGCCAGCACAGGTAACGCCGTGGTTGTTCTGCCTATCCTTGGGGGCGGCATTGGCAGCCCTTACGGCAACGGCTCGTATATCATTCGGCGTATTACCGTAACCAACCCGTCTAACAGTGCGGGTGGTTCGGTGCCGAGCGCGGCTACCGCTAACGTGACCATTTTGACTAGCAACGATGGCAACACGTCCAACGCTGTTACCACCGCTGTGGGTCAGACCCTTGGCAACGTGACCGCGGCCAACACTTGGCAGGATTTGACGCTCATTGCCGCTGCGGCCACTACGGCTTATGCGGTGCCCACGTTGTTTGTGAAAGTGGGTACGGCGGTTGCCAACTCCGCGGTGAACTTTACCGTTTGGGGCGATATTGTAAGCCTATGAGCGAAGTGTGGGTTACAAACGCTACCAAAGAGCACTTTGAGGATATGTGGCATGGGGACAAGTATGCGTTCCCGCCCGCAAAGGCCGTCATGGTGCCTTTGGAGGTTGCGCGGCACATCTTTGGGTACGGAATGGATAATCGCGTACCCGTGCTTGCCCGGTTAGGCTGGGCTGTTACGTCTAATGACGTGGCAAACGGCTTGAAGCGCCTAGATCGGTTTGTTATTTCCGATGATAAGCCGGAGGAAGAGCGTCCAAAGGTTATTGCACTCGTATCATGAGTTGGAGAGTAAATGGCTACCCTTCAAACTTACATTACGCAGTGTCGAAGGCTTTTGCATGACGCAAACGCCAACTTTTGGTCTGACTCCGAGCTAACTGACTACATCAACGCGGCGCGTGAACGGTTGGTGCGCGATACGGGTTGTCTGCGCACCATCCAGACCGTCAATACGGTCACTAACCAAGAAGTCTATCAGTTTAGCGCGCTTCCGAGCGGCATTCAAACGATGGACATTCTCAACATCAATTTGTACTGGGGCAACACGCGCATTCCGTTGCGCTACCTGCCCTGGACCCAGTTTAACGCCGAATTGCGGTTTTGGCAGAACTACTATGGACGGCCAATTGCGTTTACGGTGTATGGGCAGCAAGCGTTTTACCTAGCGCCCGTGCCTGACCAAGTTTACGCGATGGAGCTAGATACCATTATTCTGCCAACAGCTTTGGTGAACGCAACTGACGTGGACCCCATCATCAGCCCATGGACTGACCCTGTGGCGTATTACGCTTGCCACACGGCCAAGTTTAAGGAGCAGTCGTATGGTGAGGCTGAGATATTCCTAAACCAGTACAAGGCTAAGGCCATGTCGGTGATTAACACTTCGTTCACTCGCCGGTTGCCTGATCCTTACAGCACGCCGTACTAACATGCCCGCCGCAGAGCAGAAAAAATCATATCAGGTCGTAAAGAACTTCAAGGGTGTAAATACCCAAGCTAACCGCACGGCTATTGATAACGACCAATTTGCTTGGCTTGAGAATGTGCAGCCCATTGGGTTTGGCAATCTCAAGACGTTAGGTGCGCCGAGTGCAAGCTTGTTTACGTGGTCTGGTACGCCGTCTGCGTTCTATAGCTGCAACATTAAAAACATTGATTATATCATAGCGTTTTTTGCTAATGGCGGCGCGCAATATTACCGCGTTGATACCTCGGCTACGGGCACGCTTGCTGCTGCGGGTAAGTTTTCAGCTTCTGGCGTGCGCATAGCGCAGTGGAAAACTGACCGCATTCTTATTATTGATACCGTAAAAGGGTTGTTTAATTGGGACGGCACCAACGTGGTGTCTATTGGCTCAATCTCCGCTTACGGCATGGTAAGCCGCGGCTCTGGTTACACAACGCCTCCTTCTGTAGTGGTTAGTGCGCCTAATGAGACTGGCGGCACGCAAGCGGTGGCCCAGGCGGTGATGACGGCTAACGGCGTAAGCGGGCTGTTGTTTACTGAGGCGGGCACGGGCTACACGTCGCCTCCCACAATTACGTTTGCGGGCGGTGGCGGCAGTGGCGCTAATGCCGTGGTGAGCACGCTGAGCTTCGCACAGGGCACTGTGGGCGGGTACGTGCTAAGCGGTGGCACTGGTTATTCATCGGCTCCCTCGGTCACTATAACGGGCGGTGGAGGGTCTAACGCTGCGGCCACGGCTATTGTGTCTGGCAACGCGGTTGTGGGCCTTATCTTCAGCAATAACGGCACGGGTTATACCTCGCCCCCCACCATCACGTTTGGTTCGGGTGCGGCGATTGCAACGGCTGTGGCGACCACTGACCTGAGCGTGGATGTGAGCACGTTCTCTGGCCGCGTGTGGGTGGCGCAGGGGCGTACCGTGTATTACTCGGCGGCAGGCAGCTACAACGACTTTGTGAGCGTGAGCGCCGGCAACATCAACCTGCAAGACGAGACGCTGCACAACAACATCACGGCGCTGCTGTCGGCCAACAACTTCCTGTACGTGTTTGGCGATAACAGCATCAACGTGTTTTCGGATGTTCGTGTACAAACAACCGGCACTACAATCTTTACGAACACGAACGTCACGGCGTCAGTGGGCACAAAGCGCATTGGCGCAATCTTCCCGTATTTCCGGTCAGTGTTGTTCCTTAACGATTACGGCATTTACGCGCTGGTGGGCAGCACCACCACCAAGCTGAGCAACGAGCTTGATGCGGTTTTTCCGCTGATTGACTTTACGCAGCCGGTGACGGGCGGCCAGGTGCTGGTTAACAACATTCTGTGCGCCGCTTGGTCATTTACATACAACGATCCGTTGACCAGCCCGCGCCAAGTGCAGGCGGTGTTTTTCGACAAGCGGTGGTTTTTCACGTCGCAGGGCGCGCTAAATTACGTGACCAGCGTAACGGCAGGCGGCGTTATCAGCCTGTATGGCACCACCAGCACGGCGCTGTACAAACTGTACAACAGCAGCACCACGGGCGCTAACGTCATTATCCGCAGCGCGCTGTGGCCGATGAATGACCCAATTAGGGACAAGCAGGCGCTGAAAGCGGCCATCGAAGTGACCACCACCACCGTGGGCACGTTTGCCGCCACGATTGACAGTGAAACTAGGTCCAATCCGGTGGAGCTAAGTGTTAGCTACCTAAGCTGGGTCAACAACGCTGGAACCACGATTCCGTGGACAAACAACAGCAGCACGGTTATAAATTGGACCAACACTGGCTATCTGTTGTACAAAGCGGACGCCCAGCAGTATGGCAAGTACCTAGGTTTGACGATTACGGCGTCTAATGCCTTGTTTACGTTAAACACTCTTGAACTTGAATACGAACTCAGAGCGAGGTTCTAATGGCACTTCCCATCACAATTCCTAACACGTTTGCTACTGCCACATCGGCCATTCCGTTGTCGCAGTTGGACAACAATTTTTCGACCGTGGTGAACGGCGTTAACGGCATTGGCAATGGCACCAACAGTTTAGCCAACGTGTCAATTACGGGCGGTAACATTACAACCCTTACAACTGCGCTAACTGTGTCTAATGGCGGCACTGGTTTGACCACCATTACGTCCAACAATGTGGTGTTGGGCAACGGCACAGGAACCGTTCAAGTTGTAGCGCCCGGCACTAACGGCAACGTGTTGACCAGCAATGGCACGACTTGGTTAAGTGTTTCGGCTGCTGCTGGCGCTTCTGCTAACGTCCAGACATTCACGGCTTCCGGCACTTGGACTAAGCCTAGTGGCGCTAATTTTGTGCATGTGGAAGTTTGGGGTGGCGGTGGTGGGGGCGGCAGTGGTTCGCGCCAAGCTTCTGGCGTTGCATCATATGCGGGGCAGGGCGGTGGCGGCGGCGCTTATGCTTTTCGGACGTTCTTAGCAAGTGATTTAACGTCAACAGTAACTATTACAATTGGAGCTGGCGGGACTGGTAGGCCCGGTTTAACAGTAAACGATACAAGCGGGGTTGGAGCAACCGCAGGCGGCAATAGTACATTTGGGACTTATTTAACTGCTTATGGAGCCGAAGTTAATGGCAACGGCGGCGGTGTTCTTACTAGTGGCAACCCTAGTTCTTATTACTCGACGAGCAATGGTACTCAAAATTTTGGCGGCGCAATAGGCAATGTTATTAACGGAGCGTACAGTAGCGGATTTGGCGGCGGTAGTGGCGCTGGTGGTTATATTTACACTCAAAATGGCGGAAGTTCATATCAAGGTGGCGCAGGCGGCGGTGGTGGCGGGGCTATATCAGACACTAGTGTTAATGTCGCTGCTGGCGCTGGTGGGTCATATGTTGATAGCACTGGTGGTGGCGGCACAGCGGGGGCGGCTGGTGCCGCTGGTGGCGCCGGCGCGGCTGGCATTGGTCATGGCGGCCAAGGCGGCGGCGGCGGGGCAGCATTCCAGGCTGGTGTCGGAGTCGGCGCTGGTGGCGCTGGCGGCGTGCCTGGGGGCGGCGGTGGCGGGGGTGGCGCTGTAAGAAATGGCTACACTTCCGGCGCTGGCGGCGCTGGCGGCAATGGCACCATCCGCGTGTATAGCTGGTAAGGAGGCGCACCCATGAGATATGCAATCATTGAAAACGGCAAGGTAGCCAACATTGCGGTGGCTGATTTTCCAATTGAACCCAATTGGGTATTGGACAATGGCGCAAACATTGGCGACTTGTACCAAGACGGGCAATTCCTGCCAGCGCCGCCCGACACTGAGGCGGAAGCGGCGGCTGCCCGGCTAAAGCGAAACGCTTTGTTGGCTGACAGCGATTGGACGCAACTAGCCGACGCGCCTGTGGACAATCTTGCTTGGGCCGTTTACCGCCAAGAATTGCGGGATGTGCCCAATCAGCCGGGCTTTCCTGTAACCATCATTTGGCCCACGCAGCCAGCGGGATAACATGGACCAGAACCTTTACAACATAGCTGTAGCGGCATCAGGAGCGGCCATTGGCTGGATTGTGAAGGTTATCTGGGACGCCGTGCGGGCGCTAGAGCAGGACATTCGGGACATGGAGCGTGATTTGCACGTTAATTATGTCTCTAAGGACGACTATCGCCAAGACATCCTTGAGATAAAGGATATGGTGAAGCAGATATTTGATAAGCTAGACCGTAAAGCAGACAAATAGGAGAACGACATGAACAACGATATTTGGCTTGGCCTTTTTCGTCATCTTCTTACTATGGCTGGCGGCATTTTTGTTGCTAAGGGCTACGTTGACGCTGATACCCTTAATACTGCCATTGGCGCTACTACCGCCCTAGCGGGCGTGGCATTGTCTATTGCAGACAAGAAGGGTCGGTAAATGGGCGTCCAGGCTTTCACCAAGCTGGGTAACACGGTTGTGTTTACTGCTGCTTCTACGGCACCTACGCCCGTGCAGGCGGTGAGCACCACGCTTGGTGGAAACCAGTATCGCCTTATTAACAGCGGCAACGTAGTAGTGTTTTTGGGTTATGGCGTTGCCAGCACGGATGCGGCTAATACCGCGGTGGTGGTATCGTCTTCTCAGCAAGCCTTGCCGTTGTTGCCGGGCACTGACGAGATTTTGACGTTTGTGCCCAACGCATATTTTACCGGAATTACGAGTACCGGCACTGCGGCGGTGTATATAACCCCTGGGGACGGGATGTGATGTATGCTCAAAACGGCAAGCTCTGCGAGCGCCACTAACGGCACAGTTACTAACGTAGCCACGGGGACTGGCTTAACGGGCGGTCCTATCACCAGCACGGGCACGATCAGCCTGGCAAACACGGCTGTCACGGCTGGTTCTTACGGAAACGCTACCACCGTTGGGTCTTTTACCGTTGATGCGCAGGGGCGTATTACTGCGGCCAGCAATGTGACTATCTCTGGTGGCTCTACTGGCACGGTTACCAGTGTGGCTACCGGCACGGGTTTGAGCGGCGGGCCAATTACCACAACGGGCACTGTTAGCCTTGCCAATACCGCGGTTACAGCTGGATCGTATGGCAACGCTACGACTGTTTCATCGTTTACGGTGGATGCGCAGGGGCGTCTTACGGCTGCGTCTAACGTGGCTATCGGCAGTTTGCCTAACAGCGCCTTGGCTAACAGCACGGCCACGCTGGGTAATGCCACGATTACGCTTGGTGGCTCTACAACCAGTGTTGGCAACCTCACTGTGACCAATGTGACTATCACAGGCGCGGCGTTTGCTTACGTTGCAAAGACTGCGGCCTATACAGTTACGGCTACGGACTACACGGTAGCGGCAAATGCCAGCACGGGCGCTTTGTCTATCACGCTGCCTACTTCGGTAGGTATTACGGGCAAGGTGTATGTCATCAAAAAGATGGACAGCACGGCCAATGTGGTCACTGTAGCTACTACATCTTCTCAAACCATTGATGGCGCCACCACGCGCGCTCTGAGTTTGCAATATGATGCTATATCGGTGCAGGCAGATGGTGCTAATTGGATTGTGATTGGCAACACGTTTGGGCGAAACGGTACAACCGGGAGCTTCTAGTGGATTTTAGCACGCTGAGCATTGTCAAATTTGGGGACAAGGACAGCTTAGGCGAGTTCTTGTTTGTAAATGCTGCCCAGCACCAGACTTTCCGCGATACATTCTTCGATCAGGGCATTCAGGTGCCGGCATACCCGCTTGGTGACGCTGATATTGAGAATTTGGACGATTGGTTGCAGGCTCACCAGGTTGAACACCAGTCATTTTCGGGCCTTTTGGGGCTTCAAAACCCGTTTAATATGTTGGATGCGGACTGGAATAACGAAGAATCGTTCTATGATTGGCTTGCTACGCACCTCACAATTCATGAGCAGATAGCGGCTGCGTTGGGGCTGAGCTAATGCCGTCACAGCAGCAAACCACCAGCCAGATTTTGCGGGGCGGGCTAAATGCCGAAACAGGCTCCCCAAAAGAAACCGAAAAGGCATTAATTCACATTGGCGCTTTGGTGAAGGCTAAGGTGTTAACGCTTTCCCGCATTGGGAACACGGTATTTACGAGCACGCGCATTACATCTGACGGGCGTTGGCTGCCTAAGACGGAAACGGAAATCCATATGTACACTGCGGAGGGCATGCAGGAGGTTATGCAGCGCTTGGCGGTGTTGCCTAACACGCTGCGTGCTATGGGCATCCAGAAGGCGTACACCTATGCGATGCAGCCTGCGGTGATGCGGGTTATTCAGTCTGGGTTACAGAAAGCGGGCTTGCAGCCTAACGTGACCACGCAGATGAAGTATGTGAACGGCCAGATGGTGCCTGCCTACATCTTGGAGGTGGCGCTGTAATGTCGGAATACGGCGGTTTTATAGACCCAGATCGGGACCAAAGCGCGCAATTTAGTCAATCTCAAGCGGACGAGTACGCGGCGCAGCGTTTGGCATACGATTTAAGCCCTGAGGGGCAGCGTGGGCAGGAGATTGCCCAGCAACGGGCACTAGCGCGTAAGAGCGACAAGGGTACGTTTAACATCATCGCCGGCATCTTTGCTGCGGTGGCGGTGGTGTTGAGCGGTGGTACGCTGTTAGGTGTGTTAGGCCCGGCTGCTGCGGCGGCGGAAGGTGGCGCTGTTGCTGCTGGTGTTGGCGGATTGGAGGGTGCCGTTGCTGCGGGGGTGGCAGAGGGCGCTATTGAGGCGGGGGCGGCTACGGCGGCTGTGGCGGAAGCTGCGCCGGCTGTAGCAGCGGTAGAGACTGGCGTTAGCGCTGCTGCGGCTGGTGGTGCGGAGGTGGCGGGTGGTGCCGCTGCTGGTGGTGCTGCTGAGACTGCGGCTGGGTCTTCGGTGTTTTCACAGATTATTGACGGCGCGACATCGGTTTATAACGCGGTTAGCGGCGCTGTTGAGAGCGTTGGCAACCTGACCAACATTAGCGGCCCGCTTGGGCAAGCATTAACGGACGCAACGGGTCTTAACCCTACGGTTGCCGATCTTGCTGCTAAAACTGTGGTTGGCGCTGGCCGCGGCTCGTTGACTTCTGCGCTGACTGGCAGTGATCCGGGTTTGGGTGCTTTGGGCGGCGCTGTTGGCGGGCTTGTTAGCGCAGGCACAAAAGAGTTGCTGGGTGCCGCGGGGCTGGGCAAGGAAGGCTTTGAAGGCGGCTTAAAGGGCACGCTGTCTAGCGCGCTTGGAGGCGGTGCCAGCGGCGCGGCTAGGGCGGCGGTAGGTGGCGGCGATGTGGGCGCTGCGGCCTTGCGTGGGCTTGCTACAGGCGGCGCTAGTGGTGCTGCCAACTACCTGTTGAGTGATGCGCTTGGTTTGGGTAGTGCGGTTGGTTCGCTTGGTGGTAGCCTTGCCAGTAGTTTTGTGGGCAGTGCTTTAGCGCCTGATACATCAACGGTTTCCCGCGGTGGTCCTACAGTGGTTAGGGTGCCAAGGCCGACCACGCCAGGCCCTGTTACGGCAAGGCCGACTACCCCAGGCCCGAGCACGCCAGGTCCAAGCACACCAGGGCCATCGGGCGATCCAACTTTGACTCCTACTGCGTTGGGTGGCTTGTTGACTGTGGGTGATAGCGGCAGCCCAAGCAGTGGCGGTGGCAGCGGTGGCTCTGGCTTTGCGGGTGGCGGCACAAATGTTGGTGGTGGCAGCACGGGTGGTACGGGCGTGACAGGTGTGTACGGCACTAGCGGCGCTGGCGGAGGTGGAGTGACCACATCGGGAACGCCTACAACGATCAGCACCTCGGCGCTTGCTAGTTTGCTTTCATCGCCAAGTGATCCGGGTTATAGTTCGCCGCTTTCTGATAATACTGAACCCAATTCCTCTCAACCGTCTCCTTGGAATAGGTCTTCGCTAAGGACGACAGACCCATTAGGATCATCCTATGGCTAGATTGGCTCGCGCTCTGAACACTGACGCCTTGGCCGATGTTGATCTTCGGCAGTTGGCAAAGAAGGTGCGCGCTCAAGGGCGTGGCCGCGACACTGTGTTGGCGCACATTACGCCGCAAGAAGCCAAGCTGCTAAAGCGCCGCGGTGGGCGTGGCAGCATTAACCCTAAGACGGGTCTGCCTGAGTTTGAGGATGACTTTGGCGGTGATTTTGGTGGTGACTTTGGCGGCGGCGATTATGGCGGCGGCGGAGAAAACGTCGTGTATGAGTATTACGATGAGCCTGCACCGCAACAAGAGTTTACTGGCGATGGCGGTGAGGGAAACGTCGCGGAAGAACCCGGCGTTGGTGTTAATGCTGCTTTGCAACAAGGACAACAACCTCCTGCGGCGGCAGCGCCGGACGCGCAACCCCAATTTGGGCCGGGTAGCCAATTTCAACAAGATATTTACCCGGACGGTGGACAAGTTCCTCAAGCCTATGACGCGCAAGGTTATGCGCTAATTGGCGCCGGTGACGTTCCTGACCCTAACACGCCAGAAGCGCAGGCGGCTGAATCGGGCGGCGGTTTGTCTTCATTGCTGAGTGGTCTTGGTTTGGGTGCTGGTGGTTTGGGCGGTTTGTTAGGCGGAGGATCAAACAACGCTGCCAGCTTAGCGCGGCTTTTGGCGGCTGGTGGCGCTACTGCGGCCGCGGTGCGTGGTGGCAATCAGGCGCAAAGCCAAGCCAATGCTGCCGCCGACCAAATTCGCAATATAGCCCAAGATCCGATTGCGGCGGCTAATACCGCTCAAACGCAATTAGCCGGCCTTGCCGATAATACCCGTGCCGCAACAAACACGGCGCAAACGGGCATCGCAAATCTTGCTGCCGATCAGCAGAAGCGAGTGGATACCGCGGTTGCGCAAATTCAGCAGCTTGCGGACACGGCCAATTTACGCGCGGTGGACATACAAAAGGGCTTGGCAGAAATTGCAACTAACACTGGGTTGCGTGCTGCGGACATCCAGGCTCAGTACAACAAGATTGCCAGCCCGTATCAAACCCAAGGCGCTGAAATGGCGCAGATGGGGCTTAGCGGTGGTTTGACGCCGGCTATGGCGCAGGCTTTCCAGGCCGCAGAGGCGCGTCTAGCGCAGCAGGGTATTGGGCGTGGTGGTGTGGCTGCGGCACAGTCTGCAAACCAGCTTGAGGCGCTTCGTGCGCAGTTTCTGGGCGATGAATACAAGCAGGGCTTGGCTACGCAGCAGATTGGCGACCAGTACGCACAGCAGGGTATTGCTGCCAGCACAGCGCAAGCCAACCTTGGTGACCAGCTTAGCAACCAGGCTTTGATGGCTGGGCTAAACCAGTACAATTACGCTAATGCGCTAGGATCAAGCGCCGTAACCACCGGCTTGGCGGGTAGTTCGGCGGCTAACGCGCTTGCTGCATCGGGCATTCAAACCGGCTTGACGGGTAATGCGCAGGCCAATGCGCTTGCTCAATCTGGCATTAATGCGGCGTTGCAGGCGGCGGGCATCAGAGACCAGTATTTGATCCAAGCCTTGCAAACTGGGCTTCAGGGTAATGCGCAGGCGCGCACGGCTATGCAAAACTTGTTCACGCAGATTGGTGGTTTCTTAGGTGGTGGCACGGGCGGCGGCAACACGGCCACTACCACGGCAAGGAGCTAAGCGATGTCAGGCTCTGACGACAGGTACGGGCGCAACGCTGAATTGCTGGCAGAGCGCGAAGCCATTTTGGCATTGCCTCCCGAGCAGCAGGGGCCAGCCTTGATAGCTATGAGCCAGCGGCGGTCTGGTTTGCCGTCAATGCCTGGTGCTTTCCGTGAGCCTGGACCCGATACTGAGGGCGGGGCATGGACGGAAGGGTTACCTCCGGCTACGGGGCTTTATGCGGACACTACCAGAGGCTTACCGGTGCCAAAAGAATCGGTTTCTTACAAAGCAGCGGATGGGTCTGAAGCGGCGGATACATCTGGGCAGCCCGGCGCTGCACGCTCCACAAACGCTAGGGATGCGTTAAGGGGTATTACCGGCATTTCACCCGGGCAAACTTCGTTGCTAGGCGGGCGGTTGGATTTGATAGACCGGGACGTGGCGCTTGCCAGGCGACAAAGTGAGATTGAGCAGTCTCAGCGCCGCACCATTGCGCAAGGCGAAGCGGACGCTTCTAGGGGCTTTGCGGAAAGTCAGCGGCGTAGTGCGCAGGAGTTAGAACGGCGTTTGCAGCCTATTCCTGAGTTTGTGGCTACCCGTGAGACTGCACGCGACATTGGTGCGCTTGCAAGCCTGCTGATGGTGGCTGGCGCTGCGCTGGGCGGTAAGGGTAAGCAGGGCGCGCTTATGGCCGTGCAATCTATGACCGGCATGATGGCTGGTTATCGACAAGGCCGGATGGACCTGTACCAGCGCGAACGGCAAAACTTTGAAACCGGGATGCGGCAAGTGCAGGCTCAGAACACGCAATTGCAGGAAGCGTTTACTCGTGCGCAGCGTTTGGCACAGACTGACCTCGAAGCGGCTAGGCAACAGTTTCAGGTAGAGGCTGTTAGGCTTGGCGCTACTTTGCCCAATATCTCGGCGGAGCGTGCGGGCTTGTCACAAGGCCAACAGATATTGCAACAAGCTGGAACGGCGTTGTCGCAAGCGGAAGCCCGTAGAGACGCTGAAAAAACCCGAGTTGAAAATGCAACGCCGATTGTGACACCGGGCGAACAACCTGGCACGTTTGTGTATGTGCGGCGTGATGGCAGGCCCATTCTTAATCCACAAGGCCAGCCGTTGCAGGCACCGCCTCCCCGTAGTGCGGGTACTGCCGCGGGCGATAGGTTTGGATTTGGCGACATTGTTGTGGGCGCGGCCAACGAAGCTGCTGCGTCTCTTAGAAACCTTACCACTATGGGCGCTGAAGCCACCACGGGCATATTCCAAGGCCGAAACACTACCGGCCTTATGACTGCCCCGCTGGGTGCTTTGACCAATGCGCTGACCAGTGATGAAGCGCAGCGGTACAACGTTGAAATTGCAAACTTTGGTAAGTTTCTTTCGCAAGTGCAGCGTGGCGGCAGAACGGTGCCCGTGTCAGACATTGAAGCCAGCCAGCGCGTGTTTGCCGTCCGTGAGGGCGATAGCCAACATACCGTGCTAACCAAATTTGCGGCTATGAGGCAACAGCTTGAGCGTATCATTGAAGTCAGAATTGCCAGCCCCAATACGCCCGAGTCATTGAGAGAAATCTTGCGCGAAAACCTTGCGACAATCCAAGATGTGGTGCCGTTTAGCGTTGAAGATGTTAACCGTTTTGTTAATTCTCAAAACCAGACAGCCACGTTTGCTGATATGTTTAGGGATGTGGGCATTGTGCCGCCAAGGGATGGTGAGCAAAGGCCAGACCCGCGCACAGAAGCCCCCGCTCCTGCTGCGGGCGGTGCTGCGGCTCCCCAGGCCCCCGCCGCTCTTACTACGGGTCCGGCAGAGGGTACAATTGCGGATAACCCTCAAACCGGCGAACGCATGATTAGGCGCAACGGACGTTGGGAGAAGATGCAATGAATGGGACTTCTAACGATCTGCCGCCAGGTTTTGTTATTAGGGAACCTAGCGGCGGTGGCAATGATTTGCCGCCAGGTTTTGTCATACGGCAGCCAGAAGCCGCGCCTGTTGCTGGGCCACGCGCATCGTTGGCGCAAGCAGGGCGGGAGCGGATTGGAGCTACTCGGCAGGCCGCTGAGTCTTTTCAAGATTTTGTGGGC